ACGTCTGATCAACATGGTGCAAGAGGCATTGGAATCAGGCACTGATCCGGCCCGTGTTGGCTTCATGTCATTCAGCAAAAAGGCTACGACCGAGGCAAGGGATCGTGCCATCGAGAAGCTGCAAGTAAACGCCAAGGATTTGGTTTGGTTTCGGACTCTACATTCAATGGCGTTTCGACAGCTTGGCCTGCGCCGAGAGCAGGTCTTGGACGGAGGTGATCTAAACGCCTTGTCTAAGATTCTTGGCCTGCCCATGACATCGAGTCAGAACATTCGCATGGATGAGGGTCTGTTGTTTACACCGGGGCAAGCCAAGGGTGATGAATACTACAACATGTACAACCTGTCTCGTGCCACAGGTCAAACGCTGGGGGCTGTATTCAATCAGACGTTCTCTGACAACATGCTCTACTTCCGAGAGCTAGAGCATGTCGTGTCTGCCATCGAGGAGTACAAGCAAGAGACGAAGAAAGTTGACTTTGTCGATATGATCGAACGCTTTATCGAAGACGGCGAGTGCCCGTCATTCGATCTGCTCATCGTGGACGAAGCGCAAGACTTGGTGCCGCTACAGTGGCGCATGATACATGAGGTGATTGTCCCACGTTCGGATCGGGTGGTGTTTGCAGGTGATGACGATCAATGCATCTTCTCTTGGATGGGTGTAAAAGTGGACAACTTTTTGTCCTCGTCTGAGCACAAGCAAGTGCTTGACAAATCCTACAGGGTTCCAAAAAAAATCCACCAGTTTGCAAACAACGTGGTCAGTCGCCTGTCGATCAGGCAAGACAAGGATTGGATGCCCACAGACGAAGAGGGCGACATCACTTACAACTACGAACTTGGAGACATCGACATGTCAAAAGGTGAGTGGTTGATCCTGGCCCGTACAAACTTCATTGCCAACAGGATTGCTAACAAGCTGCGGGACATGGGCTATCTGTTCTGGAAGGACAATCGCTGGTCTATATCATCCCGTATCCTTGAGTCCATCGAGACATGGCTGAAGTTGCAGAAGGGCGAGTCGCTGTCTGGAGATGATCTCAAAGCATTTGCCAAGATGGCGGTTGCGTCTGATAGGTATCTGTCCAAGGCATGCCGCCGTAAGATATCGGGGCTGGAGTCTCATGGGTTGTACGATCTGAATTATCTTACCGTCTTTTGTGGCATGGCGGCTGGCAAGGATGATCCGTGGTACGATGTTATACGCATACGAGACATCGACTATGCATACATAACGTCTGTCAGGCGCATGGGTGAGTCGATACTAAATGTCAGCAAGCCTCGCATCGAGGTGTCTACAATCCACCGGGCCAAGGGCGGCGAGGCAGACAACGTGGTTCTGTTTACAGAGACGAGTCCGAAAATACAAAAGTTCTCGACTGTGGACGAAGAGATTCGCACCTTTTATGTGGGCATAACAAGAGCGCGAAAGACGCTGCACATTGTGCAATCCTACTCCAACTACAGGTTTCAGCTATGACACGTGACGAGTTACTTGAAGAAGCAAAGATGCTGATCAACGGGCCGAGGGCCGAGCAGTATGGTTCGGCGTTAATCAATCATGAGCGCATAGCAACGATCTGGAACGTGCTGCTGCAACGGAAGTTGTTGAGCAAGATAACGCCTGAAGAAGTCACGATGATGATGATTGGTTTGAAGTTGGCGCGGCTGTCACAAGACGCTGATCAGAACGATACTTGGATAGACATTATAGGGTATGCTGCCTTGGGCGGTGAGATAAAAGATGCGGACTGATCTGTTAGACTTTGAAGAAGAGTGGATGCCTCCGTCAAGTCTGCCGGACTTGACCTCCGTCAAGCGCATGGCAATTGACCTTGAGACTCGGGATCCGAATCTTACCACGCTGGGTCCGGGCTGGTGCAGGGATGATGGCAACATCATCGGCATAGCCATAGCGGCGGGGGATTTTGTTGGATACTTCCCGATACGTCACGAGGGTGGCGGCAACATGCCAGAGAAGACCGTCTTCAACTGGCTGAAGAAACAACTGGCTACACCGCACATAGAAAAGGTCATGCACAATGCGCTGTATGATCTGGGCTGGCTACGCTGGGCAGGCATAGATGTGCAGGGTCCGGTCATCGACACGATGATTGCGGCCCCACTTTTGAACGAGAACCGTAGATTCTACAACCTGAACTCGCTGTGTCGTGAGTATCTTGAAGAAGGCAAGAGCGAGGTCATGCTGCGTTCGGCGGCGGCTATGTATGGTGTTGATCCGAAGAGCGAGATGTGGAAGCTGCATGCATCATTCGTGGGCAGGTATGCAGAGAAGGATGCCGAGATCACACTGAAGCTGTGGGATCGTTTGAGCATTGAAATAAAAACTGACAATATAGAAGGCATCTTCAAGCTGGAGTCTTCGCTTCTGCCCGTCCTGCTCGACATGAAAGAGCGCGGCGTTCGAGTTGATGTGGACAAGGCAGAGCAGACAAAGAAAAAGCTGGTCGCGCTAGAACAGAACCTGCTGAAGGAAGTCAAAGACGAGACAGGAATCTGGGTGGAGCCGTGGGCAGCGTCGTCTATTGCCAAGGTGTTTGATAAGCTAGGCTTGTCATACAAGCGGACGGCAAAGACAAATGCTCCAGCGTTTACAAAAGTATTTCTGGCGAATCATGTGCACCCCGTGGCGCAAAAGATTGTCCGGCTTCGCGAGTTCAACAAAGCCAACACGACGTTTATCGAGACTATACTCAAGCATGAGCATAATGGTCGTATCCATTGTGATTTTAACCCTCTTCGTTCAGATGAAGGGGGCACAGTCACCGGACGATTTTCTTCGTCCCACCCGAATCTCCAACAGCAACCGGCGCGGGATCCCGAAATCAAAAAGATGATTCGTGGTCTGTTCTTGCCCGAAGAGGGCGAAAAGTGGGGCAGCTTCGACTATGCCTCACAGGAACCCAGGTGGCTTGCCCACTACTGCTGGGCGCTGAAAGGTCCATACCGTAGTCCGTTGATCGATGACATCGTGAAGATGTACCACGAGGGCAACGCTGACTTTCACCAGATGGTGGCAGACATGGCCGGTGTCACGCGCAAAGAGGCCAAGACAGTAAACCTGGGCATCATGTACGGCATGGGCCGAAAGAAACTGGGCACAACTCTGGACATATCTGAGGAAGAGGCCAAGCGTTTGTTGGAGGAGTATCATTTGAAGGTGCCCTTCGTGAAGGGCATGGCAGACTTGGCTGCAAACACAGCAGCCGAGCATGGCATTGTGCGGACATGGCTTGGTCGCAAGTGCCACTTCAACATGTGGGAGCCACGGTCCTACGAGTTTAACAAGGCACTGCCGCTGGAAGAAGCAGCCAAAGAATATGGCGGCAGGGGCATGATACGACGGGCGTTCACATACAAAGCGTTGAACCGTCTGATACAGGGTTCTAGTGCTGATCAAACAAAGAAGGCGATGGTTGAGTGCTACAAAGAAGGGCTGCTGCCGTTGCTCACCGTTCATGACGAGTTGTGTTTTAGTGTGAACTCACGTGAACAAGCAGACAAGATAGTTGAAATTATGAAAACTTGCGTACACGGTTTGGCTGTCCCGTTCGATGTTGACTCCGAGATTGGGGAAAACTGGGGCGAAGTGGGATAGCATGGTCGAACTAGGGAGAAAAAGCTCTTAAATTCCCAAGTTTAACTGGTTGAAAGATATGGACTTTTCTGTTGATCAAAATCATGAGGAGTAAATTATGATCAAGAGTCTTTTGAAGTTGTTCTTTCCGTCACTGGTCAAGGAGCCGGAACGGGCCAGAGATATCAACGGACGATTGATCGGCGACGACAAGTCTACGCCGACATTCAACGAAGCGTGGGTCGGGGGCAAGGCGCCGGCAAAGAAGAAAGCTGCTGCGAAGAAAGCCGCACCCAAGAAGCGCGGCAGGCCCAAGGGCAGTAAGACAAAAAAGAAATGACAGGGCTAAAATGTTTCGGATGCGGGGGTCAGGTGATTTGGGGCGGTGACCACGACTGTGAAGACGACGAGGACTATTTCATCGTCTCAAACCTGCACTGCATGGACTGTGGTATATTCTACCTTATGTATCACCCAACGCCGCCATCCGATCAGCCAAACGATTCGCCCGATTCGGAGTCTGTTTAGCCCATTTCGAGTCCAACATCTGACGGCTGGCCTCGTGGAAGTCCCTTGAATCGACCGCTGCCTTCATTTTTTTGAAGCCAGACAGGCGAGGTCGGCCTAATTGAAAGCACATGTTCGCGATGATCAATTGTGCGTCTTCCGGTAAGTCATTGAAATCACTGTACAAAAATTCGCAATCTCGTAGAGTTCGTTGCACATCGTCGTGGAATAGTTCATCGACAAGCTCCTGAGAGACCTCAGAGCCGACTTCCAGGCCATGTAAGTCGTCATCTTCGTGAATAAGGTGCCCAATCCCGACGGTAGGGTAGCCTAAATGGTCTAAATAAATCTCCAGCTTGCATCCTTCGTCGGCTGCTAGCTCTTTTTGCAGTTGTTCTAGGTTCATCCCAATCCCCTTTGTCTTTCAACTAGCTCTCTGGTTCT